AGGTCAGTCTGTTCAGGCTTTCCCTGGTCAGGATCACGATGCTTACATTCAAACATACATGTCTGTTTTACAAACGATGCCAGCACAGTCCAATATGGCAATTTACTCAACTTTGGTGTCGCAGATGTATCAACATGTGTCTTTAAAGGTGAAAGCTACTATAGAACAGCAAATGCAACCCCAAATACAGCAGATTTTAATGCAAAGTGGTGGTAATATGACCCCAGAAATACAAATGAGCATCAAAAACATGATTGATAATGCATCCAGCCCCATCATTGCACAGGAAATAACGAAAATTAACCAAAATATAGCTCCACCACAACAGGAAGACCCATTGGTAACGCTTAGAAGGCAGGAATTAGCCATTAAAGGAGCTGATCTTGAGCGCAAAGCTCGCGAATTTGATTCAAAACAGGGTGTTGAAGTTGAAAAAATAAGAAGTGGCGAACAAATATCAAGAGAAAAAATGGGCTCCCAAGAACAAATAGCAGACGACAAGATAGATGTTGCGCTGGAAAGACTTGACCAACAAGCTGATTTTAAAGAGTCAGATATTAGACGCGGTAAATAATGGATCTAATTTCTCTTTCACAATTTATTTTTAAAATAATTGGAAATAGAAGAGATCAGATTGGTGATCTTCTTACGTCTGGAAATGTTAAAAATATGGAAGAATATCGCTCTTTGGTTGGCGAAATAATGGGCATGTCTTTTGTTGAGCAGGAGCTCAGAACTGTATTAAAAAATGCGGAGATGTTAGACGATGAGTAATGGATTGTTGGTTCCTTCACATATAAAAAAGGAACAGGAAATAGTGAAACAGAGCGCTTTAAAACAAAAAGAACCGAAGGAAGAGCCAAAAAAAACTGTTGAAGAGGCTTATGTTGAGCCAGAAGAAAAGATTTTAGATCCAGACCTCTTATCAAAGTCATTATTGGAAAGAATGCCATCTCCTACTGGGTGGAGATTGTTGGTTTTGCCCTATAAGGGCAAAGCAGTCACTGATGGCGGAATTATGTTGACAGAAGCAACACTGGAGAAAAGAGCTTTAACAACAGTTGTAGCTTATGTTTTAAAAATGGGTCCTTTGTGTTATAAAGATACTAATAAGTTTGGTGCTGACGCAAAATGGTGTCAGGAAAGAGACTGGGTTTTGATTGGTCGTTACTCAGGAGCCAGATTTAGACTTGAAGATGATGCGGAAGTTCGTATTATTAATGATGATGAGGTTTTAGCTACCATACTAAATCCTGATGATATAACACATGTCGCATAAATATGCACATGCAACCATGGAGAAATAACCATGCCAGAAGCAGTTGAAAAACAAAAAACAGAAGCCGAAGAACTAATGATCGCTGTTGGTGAAGACGAAAAAGAAACCATTGTTTCTTTACAAGAATCAAATATCACTACAGTCGAAGATCAAAAAATACCTGAAATAAAAGAAGCTAATGGAGACTCTCAGCCAGAAGAAGAGCTCGAAAGTTATTCTAAAAATGTCAAAAAAAGAATCGACAAACTTACCCGCAAGCTAAGAGAGACAGAACGAAGAGAAGCTACAGCCATTGAATATGCAAACAATGTAAGGTCTGAGATTGATGCAATGAAATCTAGGGCAACCACCTTGGATCAAAATTATATTTCTGAGTATGAAAACAGGGTTACTGTTCAAGGACAGGCTGCCGAAAAAGAGCTGAAAAATGCGCTTGATTCTGGAAATTCAGAACAAATTATCGCAGCGAACAAGGTTTTAGCTCAAGTTGCTGTTGAAGAAGAGCGCATTCGTATGACCAAACAGCAACAAGAAGTACAGAAACAACAACAAGAAACCTATGCAAAAATGGTTCAACAACAACAAGCAGGTCAAGCTAACAACATGCAAGCGCCAAATATACAAGCACCAAACCAACCAGTGGATCCAAAGGCTGAAGAATGGGCTCGTAAAAATGACTGGTTTGGCGCTGATGAGGTTATGACTTATGCATCTTTTGGCATTCATGCAAATCTTATAGAGAAAGAAGGATTTGACGCAAACTCAGATGAATACTATGATGAAATAGATAAAAGAATGCGAATTGCATTCCCACACAAGTTTAATGAAGAAGAAAAATCTACAGAACAACGGAAAATCGCTCAGACTGTTGCCTCTGCTAATAAATCAACTGGGCGCAAGAAGAAGGGCGTAAGACTTACTCCATCTCAGGTGGCTATTGCTAAAAAACTCAATGTGCCACTGGAAGAGTACGCTAAGTACGTCAGTTCAGGTGCAAATTAAGGAGTTGCTATGTCTGATATAAATGAAGGACAAACTATTGATCGCTCAACTCGCGAATCGAGTTCTCGTTCTAGTGTAGAACGAAGACAACCCTGGAGCCCGCCTAATATTTTGGATGCTCCTCCACCCCCCGATGGTTATAAGCATCGTTGGATCAGAGAGTCTATTCTCAATGAGCCAGATGTAAAAAACATGACCAATCGAATCCGCGAAGGGTTCGAGCTCGTCAGGGCTGAGGAATATCCAGATTGGAATGGCACTCCAGTCATTGAAGAAGGAAAACATGCTGGCATTATTGGTCAGGGTGGATTATTGTTGGCTCGAATCCCTATCGAAACAGTAAGGGAAAGAGAAGCATACTATAATCAAAGAACCCAAGAGCAAATGGACGCTGTTGACAATGATCTTTTTAAAGAAGAACATCCTTCAATGCCGATTCACAAACCTGAAAGACGAACTAAAGTCACATTTGGCGGACAAAAACCAGCTAATTTGGAAGAATAGGCTGTTTTTGTCTTTGTTTTAACCTGTTGGTAATAAAGGATAATTTTTATGGCAAATAAAGATGCCCCTTTTGGAATGAGACCGATTAGGATGGTAAGTGGAGAGCCTTTTTCGGGAGGCTCAAACCGCTATAGAATTACAGCTAATTATGACACAAATATTTTTATGGGAGACATTGTTGAAGTTGCAACTGCTGGTACTATTACCAGAGTCGCAGCAAGTAACACTGATCCAGTATTAGGTGTGTTCCTTGGTTGTTTCTATTCCGATCCTACGACCTCAAAGCCGACCTATAGTAATTACTACCCCGCTGATACCAATGCATCGGACATTATAGCTAATGTCGTTGATGATCCAAATGTCATGTTTGAAATGCAAGCTGACGCAATATTCCCAGTAGCTGATTTGTTTGGCAACTTTGATATAGTTGACAACTCACCAGTTGGGGATACAAATTCTGGATGGTCAAGGATGGAACTTGATGTAACCACTGGAGCTACGACTTCAAATTTGCCTATTAAGGCAATGGATATATCTCAAGATCCAGCTAATTCTGATGTTGCTACTGCAAATACAAATGTTGTTGTTGTTTTTAACAACCACTTGTATAGTGGCGGAACTGCTGGTTTAGCATAGTAATTGAGGACTGAATAATGGCTATTTCAAGATCGCAACTTGTGCGAGAATTAGAACCTGGACTTCATGCCCTCTTTGGTCTCGAATACGAAAAATACGCAAAGGAATATTCAGAAATTTTTGATACTGAAAGTTCTGATCGTGCTTTCGAAGAAGAGGTTATGATGGTCGGATTTGGAAATGCCCCAACGAAACAGGAAGGATCAGGCGTTGATTATGACACTTCATCAGAAGCATGGGTGGCTAGATATAGCCATGAAACCATAGCTCTTGCGTTTTCTTTAACAGAAGAAGCAGTTGAAGATAATTTGTATGACAGGCTTGGAGCTAGATACTCCAAGGCACTTGCGCGAAGCATGGCTCATACAAAAGAAGTCAAAGGCGCTAACGTCCTAAACAATGGTTTTAGCAGTAGTTATACAGGGGGTGATGCAAAAGCTCTCCTTACTACTGACCATCCACTGACTTATGGTGGAACTTTGGCAAATGAACCCAGCACTGCGGCTGATTTAAACGAAACTTCTTTGGAAAATGCAGTTATTAACGTAGCTGCTTTCGTTGATGAGCGCGGACTAACGCTTGCGTTGCAACCAACCAAGCTAATTGTCCCGCCAGCACTTCAGTTTACTGCTGATCGTTTGCTAGAAACACCAGGTCGGGTAGCGACTGCTGATAATGACATAAATGCAATCCGTAACTTAGGAATGATTCCACAGGGTTATACTGTAAATCACTTCTTGACTGATACAGATGCATGGTTTGTCAAAACCGATGCTCCTAATTCGTTAAAGCATTTCGACAGGTCTTCATTGAAAACTTCAATGGAAGGCTCATTCGATACTGGAAATGTTCGTTATAAAGCAAGAGAAAGATACAGCTTTGGCTGGTCTGATCCTCGCGGAATATACGGATCTCCAGGGGCTTAGTTTAGAAAATGGAACGCTGACGACGACGTTTCTTACTCAATCGACGTAGAAAAGAGGGCTTTTTAGCCCTCTTTTTTTATCTGAATCTAGGTCCAACTAACCAAGCAACAAGAACATGTCTGTTGCCTTTGGTTATGGCATTAACTTTGTGTGGAACAAAAGAGCTGAAGGCGACAACATCTCCTATATTTGATTTAGTGCTTTTTTCTTCATCTCTAATCCTGAAAACGAGCTCGCCACCTTCATAATCTTCATTAAGCAATATAGAAACACCTATTTTTCTTTTTCCAGTTGTTTCTGTTGGTCCTAAATCTATATGCCAGTCATATCCATTTGATGGAGCTGTGTATTGCATA